AAATAGGAATGATGTTTCTTATGCCCTACGCTAGTAAAGCAATAGGAAGTTTCTTTGGAGCCTCTGGAAAGTTAGCTACATGGTCTAGTAAACTTTTAGGTAAAGCTGGAGTAGGTTCTCAAGCATTAGGACATGGTTTAAATCTTATAAATAAAGCAGGTACTTTTGCAGGTAATGTTTATAACAGTGTTTCACAAACTATTGGTAATGCTGTAGATAGAGTTACTAACTTTGCAAAGGGTAAAGGATTTACATTAAGCGAAGGTAGAACTTCTATATTTACAAAGAAAACTCCAGAAAGTTTAACAAAAGTTATCGAAACTGGAAAACCTTTTGATGTTACTACTGCTTCACCAGAAGAGTTATCAAAAAAATTAATAGAAGGTAAAGGAGAATTTCCGGGAGTAACAGACGTTTCAAGTATGTTAGAAAAACCAGACTTAACAGGAATTGTACCAGAAGAATCTATGAATCTTGGTAAGTTTTTTGAAGCTGATGTAAAAGAAGCATTTAAAATGCCTGAGTTTAAAACAGGTGAAGCCGTAGAAGGTTTAACAGACTTGTCTGAATTTACAAAACCTGTAAGTGTTTCTAAACCATCTTTATTAAGTCAAACTAAAGATGATACTTTTATGGATACTTTAAAAGACATACCTGGTAAAGTTGTAGAAGGTATTAAAGATTTTGATGTTAAAAAAGCTACTGGAGATATATTACAAAGTTCTTTAGTCGAAGGAGGAAAAGTAGCAGGTAAACAATTTGTGGCAGAAAGTTTAGGTTATGAAACACCTGAAGGACCTAGCAGTTATTATATTGATATACCTGAAATGATGAACGCAGGAGCTAGTAATTCTGCAGTGTACAATCAAGTAGATTTAATGACACAACAACAAGGTAATCCTTATTTAGTTGGAAATATTCAAAACGCTAACTACTTAAATAATTTAATAGGTGAAGGTAATTCTGCATATCAATCATTCATGGCAAACTTTTCAGCTTCGCAAAACACACCAATGCAGAGAGGAATTTCTCAAGCTGTAGGATATAATATTTAGGAGTATAAAAATGGAAGAATATAATCAAGAGGCTATAGAAGCTTTTGGTAAAGCTGGTAGACCTATACCGGGTCAGTCTTTAACAGCTAATCCAGATGAGCCTAGACCGTTTGAAAGACCTCCAGATTTTACAAACTTTAAAGAAGCTTTAGATTATACTGCTGCTGAATTATTATTAGAGGAAAACTATACTCCTATGGTGTTAGCTATGGGTGATGGTATACCTGTTACAGACTTAGCAATGCAAATAGGTTATGTAGGTTTTAGAGAAGGTAAATGGAATCCTGATTTAATGATGATGCTAATGGAACCTTTAATATATTTATTAATGGCACTAGCAGAAAAAGCAGATATTCAGTATAGGATAGATGATGAAGATGATGAAGACGATGAAGATTCAATACTAGAAGATAAAGTAAGAAACATTGCAGAAACTTTAAAAGCTAAAGAAATGGGTAAGATGCCTAAAGGAGCTTTACCTTCTGACATAGTAGAAAAAATAGAAACTTTAGAAATGCCTAAAGAAAGTTTATTAGCAAAAACTGAAGAACCTATGATTGAAGAAGAACAACCACAACAAAGTTTATTAGAAAGAGGACAATAATATGTCAAGATATGATTATGAAAGTACTCAGCAATACGCAGAACAAAAGTTTGCTGAAGCAAAACAATATAATGAAGAACAAATTAAGAAACAAGAGAAGTTTTCTAAAAGACTTCTTGCTTTTGATACTGTTGTTAAAGGTGCGAATGCTTTAATTAATCAAAGAGCTGATGAATTAGAATCTTCGTTTGGTCCTGCTAAAGCTAAATATAAAAGTTATATACAAAACGCTGAAGAAACAACTAAGTATTGGAATGAAGTTCAAAAAAATGGTGGTGCAGATTATTTACAAAAACAAATATATGATTCTTATTTATCTGCTGCAAAAAAATCAAAACCTTATGAAGACGTAGAAAATATATCTGGTTGGATATATGAACAAGCAACTGAAAAAGCAAATCAACTTTATGGATTATTAGAACAAAAAGCTACACAAGCAAGAGACGTTCCTACCATGAAAGATTTTATGGATGATTATGAAAACTTTACAGAGATACAAGCTCCAAGAACTTTATTTGGTGCAGCTACAAAGGGAATAAAAAGAATATTAGGTAGAGAAAATTCTGAAACTTTAGAATATAAAAAACAAATAGCTAAAGAAAAATTATTTAATACAGATGTTATTAGAGAAATAGATGAATTTGCAGAAATTGCTGAAACATATGATAAGTTAGGATATAATACTCCGGGACTTATTAAGAAAATGAATAAACAATATAAAGATGGTTTAGGTAAAAAAATATCTTCTACAGAAACTCAAAGTTATAGTTTTCCAACTTCTAAAGGAAGAAAAAAAGACCAATTAGTAAATATTATAAAATATACAGATGGTTCATCAAGTGTAAAAGTTTTACTAGATAATGAAAGTTTAGATACATCTTTAACAATGACTGAAGCTTCTGAAGTTTCTTTTTTAATGGGAATAAAACCAGAATATCAAAAAGAAGTTATCAAGATATTAGAAAAAAATGGAGAAGGAGCTGCTTTAAAAACAAATCTATCTGAAGCTGTTTCCTATGCTACAGTTAATAATGCTTTTAAAGTTAATTTAGATGATGCTAAAAAAGCTAATGATTTAGTAGATAGTAATTTTCAAACTGTTTTACAAAGTAAATTTACAAAAGAAGGTATACCTATGTTTGAACAAGATATAAATACTAAAGATTATAGAGTTAGACCAGAATACTTAGCACAGGCTAAAGAAGAAGGATGGGATGCTGAAACATTTAAACAAACTCAATTTGACCAGTTAGGAATTAATTATACAATTAATCAAATTAAAGAAGGAAATATAAGTACGGATTTGGTTAAAACTACTTCAATAGAATCACAAATAACAGACCCTTCTAAATTGAAAGAATTTAATAGTGTTATTGAAAATCCAAATAGTAATGTTTATAGATTTACTCAATCTAAAATTAAAGGTAAAACAAGTGGAGTTGTAGATATTACAAATGGCAATCCTGTAGATTTAAACATGTTTTTTCCAGATATTGTAGATGGTAAAGGTATTATAAAATATGATATTGATAATAATAAATATTATGTTGAAGGTACGCAAGGAAATTTACAATCTAAATTTAGAGTAATTAATTTAAGTAATAATAATAAAGGACAAGATGAAGTAGAATTTATTTTACCTACTGAAGAACAAATAGGAGAACTAGCCAATCAACCGGCAATCCTTGTTAGACAAAATATAAATAAACGTAATAAATTATTAGAAGATTTAAAAGATAAAGAAAACTTAAGCAGTATAGAAATTAAATCTAAAGAAAATCAAATAAAAAAAGCTGAAGATACAATTACTAAAAGTATAACTAGGATTCCTTTTGATTTTAGTCCTACATCATTTGTTAAAGAAAGAGGAGAATTAAAAGGAATTGAAAATTTACTTTTAAGACCTGATAGATTATCTCCTAATAAAAAACGTGAATTAGAAGATAGAAAAAAAGAACTAGAAAACCTAATCAAATAAATTATGGCTTATCCTAATCAAGACTCTAATAGTTTTATAGAGTACATCCGTTCTACAGTTGACCCAACTTATGAACTTTCAAAAGCTGAAGCACTTAAGTACGCTGCTAAAATGGGAGCTAGTGATTCGTTTAGAGGAATACAACAATTTGGTGCTAGAGTACTAGGAATGGATGAAGCTACTGAAGAATTAAAAAAGAAAGATAGAACATTACAACAAATATTAGATAACGAAGAATATGGTAGTCAAGCTATGGCAGCTTTTCTTGGTTCAGCAGTAGTTGCAGACCCTTTAGGTTATGTACCTATTGCAGGTTGGATATCAAAAGGTAAGAAAGCTAAAAGTATTTGGGAACTAACTAAGTATGGAGGAATGGCTGGTGGATTCCACGCAGGTATGGGATATGTTAGTGAAGAGTCTCCGGGTCTTATTGGTGAAAAACAAAGTCGTTTAGAAAACATAGCTATAGGTGCTACAGCAGGTAGTGCGTTAGGTGCATTGGGTGGAGCAACTTTAGAAGGCATAGCTAAGATACGTGGTAAAGAAGGATACTTTGCAAAGTCTGATGAGTTTGAAGCACCTAGAAAAAGTGCTGATGATACTGAAGAAACTATTGACCCTACTGCTCCTTTAAAAGTAGGCTCTAAAATAATAGCTCCTGATAGGCAAAACAGAGGAACTATTATACAAATAGATAAAGAAGGATTTGCTCTTGTACAGTTTGTTAGTAAAGACGGAGCTAAAGCAACTAAGAAATTTCCTTTAGATAAATTACAACCTCCTAAGAAAGGAGAAGCTTTAAAAAGCCCTGAAGGTGCTGTAGCTGGTCCAACTATGAGAAGCTCTGAAGTAGAGTTTGCAATAGATACAAAATCTAATCCTTTATCATGGTTATACAAAGCTAAAAATCCTACTACTAAAACTTCTTACGTTATACAAAAAGCAATAGATGAAAACGGTAATGTTATTCCTAAACAATGGGAAGTTATTAGTACACCTTTGTTAAGAGGTAGAAAGAAAGGAGAAAGCATAGCTGATTTTAACAGAAGAAAAAAAGAATTAGTACAAAGAAATGTATTTGGAAGTTTGCAAGACTCTAAAAAGTTTGTAAAGAATCAAATACAACCTATTCAAGTTCAAAAACAAAAAGACGTAGCTGAAAAATTAAAACCTGTAAACAATCAACCTGTACCAAAAGAGACAGAACAAAAAGTTATTGAAGATAAAGTACAAGAAGTTTTTGGTGAACAAGCTGATAATAAAATTAAATTAAATACTGGAGTATTAAAATTTTATCAAGATAACTTTGGTATAGCTTTAAAAAATAAAGTGTTTGATAACTGGGGTTCTGCTTTAACAGGAACAGCTTCTGGTATAGCAGGTTATAATTCTGTAGATGACCCAGATGCTACAGCACTTCAAAAGTTTGGAGCAGGTTTCTTAGCTGGTATGGCTGGAGCAGGTCTTACAAAAACTTTAGGTAAGTTAAAAGTTGGTGATGATGCTTTAGCTGAACACATGGGTAGATTTTTAATTGATGATTATGGTTTAAGTTCTGATTATAAATTATTAAGAAGAGAAGCACAGGTAAATAAAAATCAAATAGCTCAACAATTTTTAGACTTAGCTTTAGAATCAAAAGAAAAACTAGATGGTCCTCAAAGGAAACTATTATATAATTTAATGACTGGTAACTTAGACGCTATAGATGATTTAGCAGAAGAAGGTATTGAGCTTAATTTAAAAGCTAGAAAAGTTATTCAAGAAATGGGTCAGAAATATATAGACTTAGATTTATTAGATAAAGAAACTTTTTTACAAAATATTAATACATATTTACACAGAAGCTATACCAGAAATTTAAAATCTGGTCAAAGTCCTAAAATGTATACAGCTATGAGGCAAGTAAGTCTTATAGGTAATAACTTAAGAGAAAGAGGTCTTCCTCCTAAAATAATTTCAGAAGCTTCATTTAATAAAGCAGGTTCTAAATGGAAAGCAGAAGGTTGGGAAATAATAGAAAGACCTTCTGAAGGTGAAGTTAAGATAAGAAGAGACTTTACAAAAGATGAAAGAACTCAAATGGGTGAGATAGAAGATGCTGCTTTTGCTATAGCTGAGACAGGTAGATTAATGTCTAACGATATTGCAACTGCACAGTTTTTTAGAAAATTATCAAACGATTCAAGATTTGCATTAACAAAAGAAGATTGGCTATCTAAAGGAGAACCAAGTGATTTTGTGTTAGTCCCTAATACAACTTTAAGAGGAACAACAACTAAGTCTTATGGAGAACTGGCTGAAAAAAATATGTACATTCATAAAGATGTAATGAACGATATTAAAAGAATGGTTCAGCTTACTAATGAAAAAGTAGAAATGGAAGAAGTTGTTAGGGCTTTTGATAAATCACAAGCTATATGGAAAAAATCTAAGACAGCTTGGAATCCTGCAGTACATGCTAACAATGTAATGTCTAACTTTGTTTTGTTAGATTTTTCAGATACTTCTTATACTTATTTACCTAAAGCTCTTAAAGAACTTATGAAGGGTGAAAAGTCTGAACTATATAGACTTGCTAGAGAACAAGGTGTCTTTGATGTAGACATGGTTACTAAAGAATTAAGAAACACTAGTGGTGCAATGGGTCAAGCTTTTAATAAAATAACTGCTGCTGATGAACCTTCACAGTTTTATGGTTATTCTACAGACATGTTTAAACATTTTAAAAAGGCTAAAGATTTAAGTCTTACTAAATTAGAAAACTTATATCAACAAGAAGACCAAGTATTTAGAATGGCTGTATTCATGGATAGAATAGATAAGAAGATGAATGTTACAGAAGCTGCTATGAATGCTCGTAAATGGTTTATTGATTATGATATTAATGCTCCTGCTATTAATGCTCTTAGAAGAACAGCTACTCCTTTCTTATCTTATACATATAGAATAGTTCCGTTACTAGCAGAAACAGCTACTTTAAGACCTCACAAGTTTGCAAAGTGGGCAGGTATTGGTTATGGTTTAAATGAAGTAGGTAAGCAAGTTGCTGGTGGAGACCCTGAATTAGAAAGAGTAACTATGAGAGATGAATATTCTAAAACTTTATGGGGTGTTCCTTATATGCCACCAACAGTTCTTAGAGTACCTTGGAACTCAAATGATGGAGACTCTCAATACTTAGATGTTAGTAGATGGATTCCGGGTGGAGACATATTTGAAGAAAGAGAAACAGGAGTACCGGGAGTACCTGCACCTTTGCAACCTAGCTTTGGTTTATATGGAGATATATATAACGTAGCTGTAGCTAGAACAGACCCTTTTACAGGACAAGAAATTGATGGATTGGGAGTAGATGAAGATGGTAAAGCAATAGCTAAAGCATTAGTAAAAAGATTAACTCCTAATCTTCCTATTATACCGGGTTCATATTCATATGATAAAATAGCACGTTCTCTTAGAGAAGGTAAAGGTTATGAGAAAGGAGAATTAGTACCGGGTTCTGGGTATACAGCTCCTTATAGTTTCGGTGAGTCTGTCGCTTATTCTTTAGGTGTAAAATTAAGACCTCAAGACCCTGATGTAAATCAAAAATCAAAAGAGTTTCAACTTAATCGAGATTTAAAAGCTGCTGACCAAATAGTTAGAGAAGCTAGAAAAGATTTTGAAAAAGGTAACATAACTTATAAAGAAAGAGAAGAGCTTATTAAGAAAGCAGAGTTAAGACGTGTACAAGTACTAGCTGAATGGGAAGCGTATACAAAAGTATATAACGAAGCAAGAGCTAAACGTATTCAAAGAATAGAAAAAGAAAGACTCAATAAATTTAAAGGTGGTGAAGTAGATGTACCTTATACAAAGGATGAACCTGAAGATAGAGTTGACCCTTTTACAAAACAACCTTACTCAGCACAAATGGAGGAATTAGGATTAGATGTTTTTCAAGAAAGATAATAAAATGGATATAGAACTTTGCAAAGCTGAAATAAAGAGACACGAAGGTGAAGTGTTAGAAATTTATATGGATAGTCTAGGCTATAAAACTTTAGGAGTTGGACACCTTTGCCAACCTAACGACCCGGAATATGATTGGGAAGTTGGTACACCTGTTACTCAAGAAGTTGTAGACATGTACTATGAGGATGACTTTGAAAAGCACTACAAGGAAGCTATACATGTCTTTGGTAGCGAGAAAGACTTTGAAAAGTTACCAGAAGTTATACAAAGAGTGTTAGTAAACATGTGTTTTAACCTAGGAGGCTCAAGACTTTCAAAGTTTCGTAACATGTTAAAAGCTTGTAGAGAACATGATTGGGCAAAGATGGCTGTTGAAATGGAAGATAGTCGTTGGTTTAAACAGGTAGGTAGAAGAAGTATTGAATTACAAAAAATGGTATTAGGAGCCTGAAATGAAGAACATATTAAAAAACATAGTTGGAGCTGTAGCACCTACATTAGGAACTGCTTTGGGTGGACCAATGGGAGGAATGGCAGCAAACATGATAGCTGATGTCTTAGGAGTACCAAACAATCCTAAGTCAATAGAAAAAGCTATAGCTGAAGCTACACCTGAACAAATGCTAGAACTTAAAAAAGCTGAACAAGCTTTTGAAGTTCAGATGAAAGAGTTAGATGTAGATATATTTAAATTAGAAACACAAGATACTCAAGATGCTAGAAAGAACTTTAGTAAAGATTGGACTGCACGTATTATGGGTATAGCTACAGTAGGTGGATTCTTAGGATATATATTCTTAGTTACTTTACAACCACCAGAGCAAAACTCTGAAGCTCTTATAAACCTTGTCCTAGGTTATCTTGGTGGTTTGGCAAGTGCTGTTATATCTTTTTACTTTGGAGCTTCTAACTCACAGAAAGACTAATGGAACAAGCAGTAGTTTTTATTCAAGAGGTTGGGTTTCCTATAGCAGCAGCAATAGGTCTTGGTTGGTTTATTTATAAGTTAGTCATACGTATTGTAGATGGTATGGAAGCAAAGCTAGATACTGTTGATGCAAAAGTAGAAGCACAGATAGCAGCTATAGAAGAGAGACTAGGTGTAAAGTTAGATACACAACATGGCATACTTGTTGCATTAATAGATAGAGTAAGAAGTCTTGATAATGAAATAATAAGACAAGATACTATGATTAAAACTATACTAGGAGTGCCACAACTAATTGATACTGCAAAAATTTCAAAAGCTAAAAGAGATGATAAAAGAAAAGATTAAATTAGAAATACCTGTTATAAGTATCTTTATATTTTTATTTATAGTCAGTGTATTAGAACAACTACAATGAAACTAGATGACCTAGAACATGTACATCCTATGAAGCAGATTACAGTTGCTTCTATAGTACAAGTATTAGTATTTGGATTTATGTTATTGATGTTTTGGATAAACGATAAAATATTATGAAATTAGTACCTACATTTAAAAGTAATAAAGCCTCAAGGAACTGCAAGTTTTGTATGTTCTTTTGGTCTATGTTAATAATATTCTGGTCTGTTGGAAGTATTGCAGATGAGATAGTATTTAAATTTAAGAGTCCTAGCTTTAGTGGTATTGGTGCATCATCACATTATTTGACAATACAAAACCAAGAATTTAATCGTAAAGAAGCATTGAAGGCAGAGATTAAAGCACTTCAAGACCAGATAGAAAGAGATAAAGAGAATACAACACTTGCAAGATTTATAAGAAATTTAGAGTCTAGAATATATGCACAATTATCTAGACAGTTAGTAGAAAATTTATTTGGTGAGACTCCAAGCGATAGCGGTGTACTAGAATTAGAGGGCAACAGAATAGAATATAGTGTTGTCGATGGAATAATAACTTTAAATATAACGGACAGTGATGGTAATACAACGACTATATCTTTGCCTGTTGGTGATTTTTATTTCTAGTTGTGCAGTATTAAATAAGAATCAAGATTTAGTATTAACACAAGATATTAAAGCTAGTTCAACATTAGACTTACAATCAGAAGAATTAAAAAACTTACCAAGTGCAAAAGCAAGACCAACTATAGCTATATACCCTAATAGCTTTAGAGACTTAACAGGTCAACGTAGAAGTAATAGTTCGTTTGCTTTGTTTAGTACAGCTATTACACAAGCTCCTGAAGCATTTTTAATTAGAGCTTTTAAACATGCAGCAGGTGGTGAATTTTTTAGAGTAGTAGAACGTGTAGGTTTAGATGACCTAACAAAAGAAAGACAGTTAATTAGAAGTACTCGTAAAGAATTTAAAGAAGATAACAAAATGAAACCTTTGCTATTTGCAGGGTTATTGGTTCAGGGAGGAGTTGTTAGTTATGAGGCTAACCTCAAATCTGGAGGTGCTGGTGCTAGATATCTAGGTATAGGTAATAGTAAACAGTATAGAGAAGATACAGTTACTATATCATTGCGATTAGTTTCTGTATCAACTGGAGAGGTGTTAATGGAAACTTTAGTTTCTAAAAGCATTATATCCACAAGTGTTTCTCAGGATGTGTTTCGTTTTATAGAAGCTGGTACAGAGCTAGTGGAAATAGAAGGAGGAGTTGCTGAGAACGAGAGTGTTTCTATAGCTTTGCAAAAAGCAATAGAGACTGGAGTATTAAATATAATATATACAGGAATAGAGAGAGGCTATTGGGAATATGAAAACATTAAAATTAATGAGCCTAGTTGTGATGACGAGTGCATCGCTACTATACGGGGCTGATAACGAAATATATGTTGACCAATCAGGTGCTACAGCTAATATAGATTTAGAGCAGTTAGGTTCAGGCAATATAATAGGTGGATTACAATCTGCTGCAGGAAGCATGACTCCACTAGATTTAGATGGTCTTAATCTGACTTTAGATATAAATCAAATAGGAAACACTAATAAATTTTTAGGCGATATTTATGGTGATTCTGTAACAGGATTTTTTGAGTTTGATGGTGATAGTAATACATTTACTATACAAGCAGACCCAACAAATACTTTTGGTATTGATAACTCTAATTATAATGTTGATGTTACTGGAGGTTCTAATACATTTACCTTAGACCATGGTACAACTGCATTAGCTGCAACATTAGATTTAGATTGGATTGTTAATGGTGACAGTAATACATTTGATTTTGATATAAACTATGATGGTGCTACTAACTATGTTGATGTAGATGGAGACGATAACACTGTAAACTTTACAGGTTCAGGATATGCAGGTGGATATTTTTATCTTGACCAAACAGGTGATAACAGAACTTTTAACATTCAACAACTGAGTACACAAGACAATGACTGGCTTAAAATTTTATCTAATGGTAATAATGGTACTGTTTGTGTCATTCAAAATGACCAAGGTACAAGCACAAGCTGCTAATATTGGAAACATAACAGAGCTTAATGGAGCTGGTAGAGTAGTCAGAGAAGTCCAAAAGGACTTAGACGATACTTTCCAAGCTGCATTAGATTTTAACATAGAAAGTTACGATAATGTCCAAACTTCTAACGGAAGGCTGGGCATTACTTTTTTAGATGACAGTCAAGTTAGACTTACTGAACATTCTGAATTAATAATAGATGAGTTTATATACGACCCCGACCCATCTAAATCTAAGATGGCACTTCAGTTTGCCAGTGGTACTGCAAGGTTTATCACTGGTAAGTTAGCTACAATAGATAAAGAAAATATACTAATACAAACTCCTAGTGCTACGATAGGTATTCGTGGTACAGATTTTACTGTAACTGTAGACGAACTAGGTAGAAGTTTAGTTATATTATTACCAGACGATGACGGTCTTCCAAGTGGAGAGATAGTTGTCGCAACAGCTATGGGACAGGTAACACTTAACAAGCCTTACCAAGCTACAACAGTTTCAATGTACGAAACTGAACCAACCAAACCCGTTATTCTTGACTTGACTCTTGAGTTAATTGATAACATGTTAATAGTAAATGCACCAAAGGAAGT